GGGCGCAGATAGAAACGCACTGGAGGTTCACCGCGTTCCCTCCTGCCGACCGAGGCGAAACACTACGCGGTGCGGGGCAGGTCGGTGGCCGCGGCTGATAATCGGGCCGGTCGGAAGATCAAGGGAAGGCGAGTGTTTCCGCTTGCAGGGGGGTGGGGGCTTCCGTCCCGCGGGCGGCTGCTTTCAATTGAACCGCCCATGCCTGGCGCGCGCCGCCTGCTGGGAATTGCAAAAGTGCCAGGGCTATTGCACGCCGCGGCCAAAGGTGTAAGAATCTAGTCGGTGCGGGGCAAGCCCCGCGACTTCGGGTTCAGGTTGCCGACGAGAGCGCCCAAATCGGGCGCTCGTTTGTTTTCCAGGGCAATCATGGACCCAATCAACTTCGCAGAGCTCGAACGGCGAGTCCTCGACGAGGAAGCCCGCGAGTTATCAGCGTTCCTTGCGGGTACGGGTGAGGCACCGGTCATCTACCGCTCCCATGAAGGCGCGGTCAAGGCGGTACCAGAAAACGAAGGTCCCATCGAGTTCGTCTGCTCCGAGGAGTCCGACGACCGTGCGGGCGATCTCGTGCACGCCGATGGATGGGACCTCGCGGCGTTCAAGCGCAACCCCGTCCTGCCCTGGTCGCACGACTACCGCGTGGCGCCGATTGGCCGGTGGCAGAAGGTTCACGTCGAGGGCAAGCAGCTACTCGGCCTGGCGACTTTCGACCGCAACGACCCCTTCGCGGCGCAGATCGAGGCCAAGTACCGCGCGAAGTTCCTGAACGCCGTCTCGGTCGGCTTCCGGCCCATCGAGTTCGCAGAGCGCGAGGAGCGCAAGGACGCCAACCCGTTCAGGCGGGGCTACGAGTTCAAACGGCAGGAACTGCTCGAAATCTCCGCCGTCAGCGTGCCGATGCACCCGCGCGCGCTGCGCAAGGGGCTCGCGCTGGCGGACTCCGCTCCAGTGTGGGTGTTCATGCCCGGCGACGCGCCCGGACAGTTCAAGGCCGTGCAGCCAGCCGTGCAGCCCACAGAACGCGGCGCGATCGGCTGGGCGCGAGCTCACCCGGATGGCACGCCCAGAGCGGCGCAGGACGCGCCGTGGGACGGTCCGGCAGAGGTCGCCGCGGCCTCGGTTGATGATCTGCGGGTCATGTCCGCGTGGGTGGACTCCGCGGACGACGAAAACAAGGCAGCGTACAAGTTGCCCCACCACAGGGCGGCCGGCGAGCATGCAGTGGTGTTCCGCGGGGTCGCGGGAGCGATTGCGGCCCTGAACGGCGCCCGTGGCGGAGTGGCGATCCCGGACGGCGATCGGCGGGGCGCGTACGCGCACCTGGCCCGTCACATGCGTGACGACTTCGAGACCGAACCACCGGAACTGCGATCGGCGGACGAGTGGGACGCGTGGCTCAAGGGCGTCGAAGCGGGGCTCGCGGTCCCCTGCGGTCGCATGCACGAAATGCCGACGACCACGGGTTCGACCGGTGCTATCACTCACATCACGGTCACATCACTAGGCGGGGACACGATACCGCCCGCGGCTGAGCCTGTTCAGCCGAAGCGACCGCCAGAAGGCGGGCAGGGTGGCGAGGCGGGCATGTCCGCCGTTGTCGCGGCGCTCCGGCGCGTCCGCGAGTAGGAGTTCACGATGCCGACAGAGATCGACCAGGTAGTCGCCGAAGTCGCACAGATCAAGGACTTCGTCGCGCGCAAGGTGGAGGAGGGCACCAAGCCGCTGCGCGAGGAGACATCGCGCATGGCGAAGGCGCTCGAAGACGCCCAGGCCGTCATCAACGAGCTGCGGCGCCAGCAGGTTGCGCGAGTCACGGAAAGCGGTCGCATCAAGGTAAGGGAAGGCAAGCTCGCGGGCTTTTCGGCCTTCGATCTCGCCATCGCGGAAGCAGCCCTCAAGCTGACGCTGAAGCGGCGCGGAGACGAGCGCTCGTGGCAGCAGACGAAACTCGGCACGCTCATCGTGGACGGCCGCAAGGCCATCCGCGGGGCAATCGGCTACGAGAGCGTCGACGAGTGGTCTGACATGGCGATCAGGGCAGCCAAGGATGCGACGCCTGGCGTCTCGACGCGGTCGATGCACCGGTACCACCAGAACGTGATGGCGTTCCAGGGCGAGATGCGCGAGGTCGTCGGCAAGGCGCTCGATTCGACCACGGCTGCCGCGGGTGACGAACTGGTCCCGACCTTCGAGTCCTCCGAGGTCTGGATGGATGTCAACCTGGCGACCAACGTGCTGCCCCTGCTGACGCAGGTGCCGATGCCGACGAACCCCTACGACCTGCCGCACGACTTCGGCGACACGAACTGGTACCCGATCACGGAGAACGTGCAGGTCACGACGACCGATCCGACGACAGCCAAGAACACGCTCACCGCCTACGGGCTGAAGACCGGCGTCCCCTTCTCAGACGAACTGGCCGAGGACGCCATCATCAGCTTGGTGCCCACCCTGCGGGCTGGCCTCGTGCGCAACGCAGCCGAGGTCATCGATGACGTGCTGCTCAATGCCGACACGACCGCGACGAACGGCATCAACTCGGACGGCGCGACGATCTCGGCATCGACCGCGGGCAAGGCCCAATGGCTGCTCGGCTTCGACGGCCTGATCCACCTGCCGCTCGTGGACAACACGGGGCAGAGGGTGGATTTGAACGCTGCCGTCGGCGCCAACACGGCCTACAACCGGGCCCTGCGGCTGCTCGGGAAGTACGCTGCACCGGCCCAGCGCGGGGATGTCGTCTTTATCGGCGACGTGAACACGATCATCGCCACCCTGGGCGAAGCAAACGTGCTCACGGTCGACAAGTTCGGCTCGCGGGCGACCATCGTGGCAGGCGAGCTCGCTAGCCTTTTCAGCATCCCGCTGATCGCCTCTGAGCAGATGAGGCTCGCTGATACCGATGGCAAGGTCACCGATACGGGAAACGTGACGAGCACCGGTCGCATCCTCGCCTTCAACACGACTCAGTGGCGGGTCGGCTTCCGGCGCGGCATCACGGTCGAACCGGACCGCGACCCCGGCAAGGGCCAGACGGTGCTCTACGTGAGCATGCGACCCGCCCTGGTCGCACGTGGCACCCGGTCGTCGGCCACGCACACGAGCCTGATCTACGACATCACCACCGTAACGTAGACGGGGTGATCCTGGGGACAGGCGGGATGGTCAGCGGCTGCCCCGCCGCCCTGGTAACAATCCGCTGAGAGAAAGGATGGCCCAATGGCCGGAACACTGAAGCGAACGGATCCTGTTGGCCTGCTCGTAAGGAACATGCTCCCTGCGGGCACGGCAGGCGCGGCTACGGCGGTAATCATGCCGTACAACGTCGTGCGGGTGAACGTGTCCCGAACGAGCACGGCGACGTCGAACCTCTCGTGGGTGAACCCGGAGTCCGGCACGATCGTGGCCCGCGTGAGTTACGTCGTGCAGGGTTCGGCCGGTACCGGCACCATCGACATCGGGCGGTCCGATGACGGCACCGGGTCGGGCGTGAACTGGTTCACGGCGGGCACCTTGACCGCGGGTGTCCAGATCAAGCGGACGTTCTTCGGCACGGCTGCCGCGTCGTTCGGTTCGGGCGCGGTCGCGCTGGAGTGGCTGATCCTGGGTCCGGGTGGCACCGGCACGGCGAACTCCATCGTGGGCCGACTGGCAGACACCACGACATCGACGATGGGCACGCTTCAGGCGATCATCGAGTATTACCTGATCCAATAGCCCCGGTCGCAGGAGGGTCAGGCGATGGCGCGGTTGTTCGCCCACTGGACGCATCAATACACGCATTTCGACGACCGTGGTCGTCGCACCGAGTACGTCATACCTGGCGGAGAGTGGCGAGAGGTGCCGCAGGACGTGGCCGACATGCTGGCGGCTGCGGCGCCTCAGAAGCTCGTCATCCTCGGATCCGGCGAGGACAAGCCAGGGCAGGCGGTAGCGGCTGCCGAAGCTGCCGGGGAAACAGACGAGCCCGAAGCCTACGAGACGCGCGAGGTCGAGGAGCCTGAGGCAGATCGGATGGCCAGGCCGAAGCGCAAGGGACGGAGAACTAAGTAGTGGGTACCGCGACCCTGGGGACGCTGCGCCCGGTTTCCACGCCGGAATACCTGTCGCTCTCGCTTGGCGAGCACGGGACCGTCGCGGCGGGCAACCCCAACTTCGTCCGCACGGGCGGCAAGTACGTGGCCCAGCCGACTGCGGCGACCGCTAACGCCGATGTCATCGACTGGAAGGACGAGCGCGGGTACAGCATTCCGCACATTGGGCCGATCTCCGTCGTGACGGTGACGACGGGCGCGTCAGCGTCGACCGCGACAGGGACCATCGGCGGGGTGGCAGCGTTCGGGAACCTCACGATCACGTCCGATGTGTCGCTCGCGACCGGCGCGGTCGCAACGCTGAACCTGCTGATCGACAGCGACCTCGGCGCCTCGGGGACCTGGTGGAACATCGCGCAGTCAACCATCTACACGGCAACCGGCAAGTTTGCCCTCCAACTCACGGGCCCGCAGGGAACCGCGGTCGAGTCCACGCTGACGAGCGATGCGGGCGCGGGGACCTACCGGCAGGTGCAGTGGGCGAACAACCTGAGAATCCGCGCTGTCGTGTCGGGCACGGCCACGACTTCGGTCTCGGCGATCATTTACGTCAGCGCGGTGGCCTGATGGGTGTGCCAGTCGTGGAGATCGCCTGTCACCGCATCCAGCCTCTATGACGTGGAGGAGTCATGGCGGTTGCCTACGTATCCGTCGAGGTCCTGAAAGGCTCGCTCGTCATGCCGTCCACCGCGACGGCCAACGACACGAGACTTCGGGTGCTCGCGGAAGGCGTCTCTGAGCAGATCAACCGCTGGACCAACCGGCGGTTCGACCCGTACATCGCGACGTTCTTTTTTGGCGGGGACGCGTCGACCTCGATGCTGGTCCCCGATCTGGTCTCGGTCGCGTCTCTCAAGGAGGACTCGAACGAAAGCGGCACGTTCAGTTCGTCGTGGACCTCGACTGACTACGTGCTCCTGCCCTTCAACGCGGACCCGACCGCCGACTACATCCAGAAGCCTTACACGGAGATATGGGTCAGGAAGGCGACGGGCACGCAGGATGTCTTTCAGCGCGGACAGCGCAACTATGAGATCGTCGGCACGTGGGGCTACTCCTACGTGACCAAGACAGCCTCGGGTAGCGTCTCGGCGAGCTTCAACGCTACGACGACCACCGTGAACCTGGACGCTACGGCCGCGAACTTTGAGGTCGGCTGGACGATCAAGATCGACAACGAGTTGATGTACGTGACGAGCAAGGCTTCCGCGGGGACCTCGCTCACCGTCACGCGCGGCGTCAACGGCTCGACCGCGGCGACGCACGCTTCGGGCACCGCGATCTCGTATGTCCTGTACCCGCAGCCGGTGATCGAGGCGTGCGCGATGCAGGCCGCGCGGATCGTCAAGCGCTTCCAGTCAGGCTTCGTGAATCAACTGGGGCTGCCCGAGACGGGCGAGGTCGCGGTGTTCACGCCAGCCGCGGGACTCGACGCCGACATCCGGGCGATGCTGGCGCCATACCGGAGAATGGCGGCATGACGGAAGCCAGGATTGAGTTGATCGGCGGCGAGGAGTTGAAGCGGTTGATGCGGGACAGCGAATTCGTGCGCGGGCCGGCCCAGGACTTCATCCGCACGGCCGCGTTCGAGGTGCTGGCTCACGCGCAGCAGAACGCGCCGGTCAACTCCGGGCGGCTGCGCAACTCGCTCACGGTGGATTTCAGGTCGCGCACCGGTGAGGTGGCAGCAACGGTAGGCAGCAACCTCGTGTATGCGAAGCCTGTGGAGTATGGCTCGAGGCCGCACTTCCCTCCGGTAGCCCCCCTCGAACTGTGGGCCAGGCGGAAGCTCGGAGTCCCGGCACGGCGCGCGCGGTCGGTCGCGTTCGCGGTGGCCCGCAAGATCGCCCGCCGCGGCACCCCCGCGCAGCCCTACCTGGGCCCCGCGCTCGAACAGTCCAAGGGCGCAATCGAGGCGGCGCTGGCCAGGCTCGGTGCCGACATCGAGCGGAACTGGAGCCGGGCGTGAATGGCGTCATCGCTGGCCCAGATACGCTCCGGGCTGAAGGACCGGCTGGAGACGATCACCGCGCTCGGAGACGTCCATGCCTACCAGGTGGACGCGGGCGCGCTGAACAAGTTCCCGACCGCGATCATGCTCATGGACGAAGCCGCGTACGCCCAGACTGCGATGGGCGGGACGCCGATGGAGGTCGGCTTCCGCGTGATCGTGCTGGTGGCGAGGGCGGACACGCCGGAGGGGTTTGAGGCGCTGGACGAGTTCATCGACGCGCAGGGGGCGAGATCCATAGACCGGGCCATCGAGGGCGCGCGGAACCTGGGGCTGACCGACGTGACCGCGGCTCTCGTGCGGTGCGAGCGCGTCGGCATCAAGGAGATCGGGCAGGGG